AAATTTTAAAGATAGTTCTACACCACCTTTTGTTGATGCAATCAATGCATCTACTGGTGCGATCGTAACTGCAGACTCAGTATCATTTACAAATACAACAACGGTTGTTGCAACATTTACTTTACCGGTTGATGGTACATACTTTTTAAGATTAGAAAATAACGATGGTATTGCATGTAGATCTGGAACAGCTTTACTTACTGTATCTGATGCACCTGCGTGGACGACTTCTGCAGGTAGTCTAGGAACAGTGGCCGCTGCAGGAAGTGTCAACTTTACAGTTGCAGCAACAAATGCTACAAGCTTTGCTAAGTCATCTGGAAGTTTTCCAGGTGGTGTAACAATTAATGCAAGCACCGGAGTAATATCTGGAACTGAGTCAGGGTCAAGCAGTACTACTACGTATACATTTACTATACGAGCAACGGATGCACAGGCCCAAACGGCTGACAGACAGTTTACAATTACAATATCTCATGGTGCATCAGGTGGAGGACAATTTAACTAATGGCTAATACATGGATAAGCAGAGCAGCAACAGGAAGTGTAACAAGTTCAACTACTTTTACATTTTCTTTTTGGATAAAAAGAGCAACTTTAAGTTCAACTCAATACTTTTTTATACATGAAAACGCATCAGGTCATACTCAAAAATTAGAATTATTATTTCAAACAGACAACACAATAAGAATGGGTTGGTATGATGGAAGTTCAGAATACAACTATGATACTGAAATGTTATTTAGAGATACTTCTGCATGGTATAATTTTGTTTTTAGATATGACACTACACAATCAACAGATTCAAATAGAGTTAGAATGTATGTCAATGGTGAACAAATATCATATTTAAATGCTAATGGTAGTTCTCCAACTTACATGACACAAAATAAAGCAATGAATTTAGGTCAAAAAGTTATGGCTCATGGAAGGTATCAATCTTCTAATCCAGGAAATTATTTAACTGGTAGTTTATCACATATTCATTATTGTGATGGTCAAAGTTATGCTCCAACATCATTTGGAGAAACAGATAGTACAACTGGAGAATGGAAAATTAAAGCCAATCCTAGTTTAACTTATGGAAATAATGGATATTTTATTTTAAAAGATGGAAATTCAGTCACTAATCAAGCAGGAAATTCAAGTGGTAATTTTTCAGTAAGTGGTGGTACACTTACAAAAACAGAAGATTGTCCAAGTAATGTTTTTGCTACAGGAAATCCAATAGATAATGGTGCAGATAAAAATCCAGTTTTTTTAAATGGTAATAATTCTTATTCTGTTGGTTCTGGGGTTTGGAGATATGCAATATCAACTTTAGGTATGACTAAAGGAAAATTTTATATGGAACAAAAAATAGGTTCAAGTGGAAACCATTTTGCAGGTGCTACTGACCAATATGATAATCTTTTACTTACCCAAACTTACGCAGGTTCTACTTCATTAAGTGTTGGTTATTATAATAATGGAAATAAATATATTGGAGACAATGCTACAAGTTATGGTAATTCTTATACAAGTGGAGATATTATTGGTGTTGCAATAGATATTGATAATGGAAAAATTTATTTTAGTAAAAATGGCACTTGGCAAAATTCTGGTGTACCTACAAGTGGTTCTACAGGAACTGGTGCTATAGATTTACCAACTTCTGCAAACTCTTATGGGACTTGGTTTTTTGTTCCATCTGTAAATAATTCAACATTAGATGTTAATTATGGTAATGGCTACTTCGGAACAACAGCAGTATCTAGTGCAGGAACTAACGCAAGTGGTAATGGAATATTTGAATATGATGTACCAACAGGTTATACTGCTTTATCAACAAAAGGATTAAATTTATAATGGCATACGCATCAATAGATAAGTCAGCTTTATTTTTTAAAAATAAAAGATTCACTGGAAACAATACAAGTGGTCATGCAATCACAGGAGTTGGTTTTCAACCAGATATGGTTTGGTTTAAAAATGCAAGTTCAACACAAAACTGGAGAGCTTTTGATGTATTAAGAGGTGCTACTTACAGACTTGTTCCTAATGAAAATTCTGCAAATGCTGCTGAAGCACAACAATTACAAGCATTTGGTTCAGATGGATTTACTGTTGGTGCAGATGGTTCTGTAAATGGAAACACAGAAACAATGAATGCTTTCTGTTGGAAAGCTGGAACATCTGTGTCTGGAACAACTACAGGCTCTGGAACTGGTAAAGCATATTCTGGTTCAGTAAGTACAACTGCTGGTTTTTCTATTATAAAATATTTAGGTAATGGTTCTGCTGGACACACAATACCACATCATTTATCTGCAGTTCCTAAAATGATTATTGTTAAAAAATTAACGTCAGCAGATTGGCAAGTTTATCATGTAGGTATTGGAAATACAAAAAAACTTTCTTTAAATACAACTGGTGCTGCTAGTGTTGAAAACACTAGATGGAATAGCACAACACCAACAAGTTCTGTTTTTACTCTTGGTACAAGTGGAAATGTTAATGCAAATGATGTATCATTTATAGCCTACTGCTTCGCAGAGAAAACTGGTTTTAGTAAGTTTGGTACTTTTGAGGGTAATGGTACAGCATATCCAAATTCACCATTTATTTATACAGGTTTTAAACCAAAATTGTTTTTATGGAAAAATGCAGATGATAGTGGTGGAGATGACCATTGGAATTTTGTTGATTCAGAAGCACAACAATACAATGCTAGAGATGGTGGTTTTTATTGGTTAGATAGCACTTATACTGAAAGTAATTTTAGTGGAAATGAAATAAATTTCTTATCTAATGGTGTTAAAATAAATCCAGCATCAGCTTATCACAATCAATCTGGTTCAACATACATCTACATGGCATTTGGCCAAAGCATAGTTGGCAGTAATAATATTCCGGCAACTGCCAGGTAACCTGCCATGTACTTTGGCGCAACACCCTTCGCCTCAGCTGCATTTTCAGATGTAGGCTTTAACCCTAACGCATTCGTCAGTGTCCTTGGATCACGGATCAATGTATCTGTTGGTGATTCTACTATCATTGGTAAAGCTAATGTATCAGTTACTGGTAAAAGAGTTAATATTGGTACAAGTGATGTAACTATTGTTGCTAAAGCTAGACAAGCGTTACTTGGTAATGGCTTAGAATTAGGTATTGGTAATGCAGAAGCTTCTATACCAAAAAATGTACCAGTTACAGGTAATGCATTTGAATTAGCAAATGGAACAGTAATAGTAAAAGCAGGATCTAAACCACCTATTACAGGACAAGAATTAGATCTTGCAACAGGTAATGTAACTATTATAGGTAAATGTAATTTATCTGTTACAGGTAATGGTTTTGATTTAGCAATAGGAGATGTTACAGCTAAAGCAAATGCTACGGCTATTGTTACAGGAAAACGAGTTAATATAGCTACTAGTAATGTAACAGTTATAGCTAAAGCAAAAGCTTTACCAACAGGTAATGGTTTAGATATTGGAACATCTGAAATTTTAATTAGAAAATGGGAAGCAGTTCCAATGAATGCTAGCCAAGTTTGGACGGAGATATAATATGTTTTTTGGAGCAACAGCCTTTTCATCAACAACATTTGCAGGGGTTGGAATACAAAATGTAGTTGTTTTAGCTAATGGCCAAAGAGTTAATATTGCTGTTGGAAACACAACAATAGCTTCAGGAGTTAGACCAGCTGGTAATAGATTTAACCTTGCATTAGGTACGGTTTCTGTGGTATCATGGAACCCAATAGATCCAAACGCAGGGCAAACGTGGGTCCCAATAGATCCGCTTAACCCATAGGAGAATTATGGCATCAACATTTTCGAGTAATTTAAAATTAGAATTAATGACTACCGGTGAGAAGTCAGGTACATGGGGTACTATAACTAACACCAATCTTCAGCAATTAGAACAAGCCTCATCTGGCTACATATCTATAGATGTAGCATCGTCTGACGTAGCGTTAGCGATTTCTAATGGAGCTGTATCAAATGGTAAAAACCTGTACTTAAAACTAACGGGTACTCTTGCGGCGAACAGAACTGTAACAGTTCCAGATTCAGTCGAAAGAGTATACGTGGTTGAAGATGCTACGAGTAGAACATCTAATAGATATACATTAACTTTTAAAACTGTATCTGGCACAGGCATATCATTACCTGTACAATCAAAATCAGTATTATATTCTGATGGTACAAATGTAAATTCTAGTATTGTTGAAAGAGGATATATTACAACTAATGGTACTTACACCGCAGTTGTTAATGATCAAGTAATAGTAGACACAAGTGCATCACCAGTAACCGTAACATTACCATCATCACCTTCAAATGGCGCAGCATTTACTTTAGTTTACGTAAGTGCGACTAGAGGTTGGGCTTACAAAGATAAAATATAGGAGCTACTGATGGCTCTTGTTGAGTTTAATTTTAGACCTGGAATCGATAAACAAGATACACCAGCAGGTGCAGAGAACCGTTGGGTTGATTCTGATAATGTAAGATTTAGATATGGTCTTCCTGAAAAAGTTGGTGGTTGGGCATCACTTACAACAGACACAATTGTTGGCGTTGCTAGAAAACAACATGCATTTGTAGATAACGACGGTAATAGGTACGTGGCTCTTGGAACAGATAAGTTTTTGCTTATATATTTTGAAGGTCAACTTTACGATATTACACCTCTTAAGACTACGTTAACATCTGCAACAATTGCTACAACAAATGGTCAACCTACTTGCACAGTTACAAAAGCAGGTCATGGTTTATCTGTTGGTGACATTGTACAATTAGATAGTGTTACATTACCAGGTGGTACAGGTTTTACTAATGCACAATTTGAAGATAAAAACTTTCAAGTAATTAGTGTTCCAACAACAGGAACTTTTACAATTAATCAAGCTAGTAATGCAACAGGCACTGTATCAACAGGTGGTAGTTTAAGTATAAAACCTTTTGAACCTGTAGGTCCTAGAGAACAAACATATGGTTATGGTTGGGTAATGGTAATTGGGGTGAAGCAGCAGCTGCATCAGATGTTACACTAGAACCTGGATTGTGGTCATTAGATAATTTTGGTGAAGTTTTAGTTGCAACTATTTTAAATGGTAAAACATTTACATGGAACTCTGGTATATCACAAAGATTAACAACTCGTGCATCATCAACAACTTCTAATTTTCAAACAACAAATAATCCAACCAAAACAAGATCTACTCTTATATCACCAACAACAAGACACTTAATTCATTTAGGAACAGAAACAACAATAGGTACACCTGATTCACAAGACGATATGTTTATTAGGTTCTCGGACCAAGAAGATATTAATACATTTACACCTTCAGCAACAAACACAGCTGGTACACAAAGACTACAAGATGGCACAAAAATTATGGGTGCATTAAAAGCAAAAGAAGTTATTCTAATATGGACTGATAATGCATTGTACACAATGAAATTTATAGGTGCACCTTTTACCTTTGCTGTCGAACAAGTAGGTACAAACTGTGGATTAATAGGTCAAAATGCTGTTGTAGAAATAGACGGTGCTGCATTCTGGTTAAGTCCAAAAGGATTTTTTCTTTACGATGGTACAGTAAAATCTTTACCATGTACTGTTGAAGATTCTGTATTTGATAATTTTGATACTACTAAAGGTCAACAAGTTTCAGCAGGTTTAAATAACTTATTTACAGAAATTACTTGGTATTATCCATCATCTTCTTCAGACTACAATGATAAATATGTTGTGTTTAATT